GCGGCGGGCATCCGGGCCATTAAAACCTTTGCGCAAACAGCGGCATCCTTGATTACTGTTGGCGCTGTTGTTTCTGACATTCAGTGGGGTGTAGTGTTTTCCTCTGCCGCTGTGGCGGCGATTTACAGCCTGCTAACGTCTCTTGCTGGTCTGCCCGAGGTGGGCAATAACCCGGAAATCCACCCGCCCGAGTACGGCGATTAACCACCCAATGCGGCCTCCTGCCAATCGGCGGGAGGTCTTTTTTTTTATTGCCTACAAAAATTTCCAGCTACAAAGAATTTGTAGTTGCCGTTTGAAAAACCGAAACAATATCTACAATAAAACTACAAAAATAAAAAGGTTTTGTGCGTGATAAAAACCCTTGGAATATATAGCTTTTTTAATTCTTTACTACAATAACTACAAAAATAATACAAATAATAATTATATTGATTATACATATAGAAAACGCCCCCTACCCGCCTAATCGCGCATAACGTATACGCGCACGCGCACGCGAGGGATTTGTAGAAAAAATTATTTCAAAAAGTATTGACTTCTTACGTAAGATGTTGTATTATATCTTACGTAAGAAGTTGTTAAACCAATTTGAAGGAGGTTACGGGAAATGGAGATTCGGGAAATCGTTGTGGAGTTGGTAAAGAAAGGAATCAAGAGCAGCGATTACAATTATATCCGCGAAGCGATGGCGCTCTGCTCTGATGAAAACGGCGTGTTCATGGCAGAAGATGATGAATTTGTTATGGTAAATGACGAAGTGTTTTATTTCAACGGTGCGTTTTGAGAAGGAGGAAAAACAATGAAAACTGAAAAAGAGCTTGCCCGCATGTTAGATACCCGCGATGATTGGAAACACTTGAAGCTGTGGGCGTGGGCACATGCTTATGAACAAAAGGCCAATGAATGGAACAACATTTACCCACCTGTAACAGATGATCGCCGCGTGTTTATCAATACTTATAAGCAAGTGTATGACGCAATCAATAGTATGAGTGATAACCCTTGCAGCTGGGTATGCGTTGCTATAAACGATAAGGTAAATGCGGAAAGGAAAATGATGAACGGAATCTTAAAACGATTTGCTGATTGAGCGCCCCGGAGGTTACGAGGGCAGAAAGGATACCTACCATGGAGATTAACGAAAATATTTCCTTTTCCGCTTTGATGGGGCTGATCCTGCGTGCCAATACCGATGAACGGTTGCAGATTGCCGATGATTGGCTGAGGGCCAATAAACAGGATGGTACAGACCCACGGGGCGCACAAGATCGTGATTAGCTGTGGCAGCGTGAAGCATGATTACATGTCCGGCTTGTCATACAAAGAGGCGTTGCGCGTTTGCCAGGATTTCAACTGGCAGTGCGACTATAACGGTGGCCTTATGTGGAATATGGAAATAGAGTGGGAAGGTTGAGAAAGGAGCTACACCGTGAACGTCAGAAAGTGGTTTCAGATCAAGAAGGAAATTGACGAAGCGAATAAAAAGCATGTGGAAGATTGGAAAAAGAAAAAAGCCACAAAGGCGAAGAAGCGGGATCGCAAAAAGTGATCCCGCTTTTCTTTATAGTGCTTTAGGGTTGCTTTAGGGTAATTGTTGAAAGTTGCAAGATTATTTTGAAAAAGAAAACAGGTCGCTTAGTTGCGACCTGTTTCTAAGTGGACAGTGACCATAAACGTACTGCCGAAAATGATAATCGGTGTTCGTCTCTGATCGCTATGGTGGAGCGTGGAGCGCAGCAGACGAACACAATTAGCATCATTATCAACGGCGCGTGCTATGCTGAGTGTTACCGTGTTATTGTCGCTGGTGTAATTGTAAACGATTTTTACCGTGCCGTCATCGTACACAAAAACGGCGTTGATAAAAGTCTGTATCAAGCGTTTTTGACATTCCGGGTCTGTTAGGTCAGCGTCCCGGAACTTTGTCAAAAAATATAAGATGTGATCCCGTGTCAGCTTGAAGCTGTGAGACAATTCTATATCCGCAATGGCGGCGGTCAGGTTTATTTTCTGCTGGTCTAATTCGTCCATACGGGCCTTTACAGCGGCGTTAAACATGCCCATTTCGGCGGCGTGTATCAGGTTGCTTGTGGCCTTTTCAACCTCTGCAAGCTGTTTTTCAAGCGCTTCCTTTTCGTCAAATTGCTGGTTTGCCGTAAGATAATACTCGTATGTTTTATCTGCGATAAATTCAAGTAATTCCTGATCCTGTAAAAGCTGGACAGTGTAATCAAGTACCGCTTTTTCGATTAAATCTTGACGCACAGGCCGCTTTGAGCATCCGGCATGTCGGCGCTGACTGACGCAGGCATAATAACTGTACTTTGCCCCGTTTTTAGAAAATCCGCTTGCCCCGATCATGGCCGCGCCGCAATGGCCGCAAAACAGCTTATCCGTTAGGATGTATTCAATGTGCGTCCACGTATGGGAGGGTGCACGGCGATTGACTTTAAGCATTTCTTGCACCTTGTTAAACGTGTCAACGGGGATTAGAGCAGGCACGCCACCTTCCACCCGAATAAGGTCTTTATAAGAGTATATGCCGATGTATTTTTCGTTATGCAGCAGTTTGGCAAGGCTGGATTTTGTAAAGGGCTTTTGTCGGGCTGTTTGTACGCCTGATTCGTTAAGCCAACGGATAATTTCAGATTCGGTTTCTCCGGCCGCGTAACGCTCGAATATCTGCTTTGCTATGGGGGCTGTTATGGGGTCAAGCTGGAACTTCTTTTTCTCGTCTACCCGATACCCTAATGGAATAGTGCCGCCAATGTATTGCTGTTTTTGTGCTGAGGCAAGCATACCACGGCCAATATTCTGTGACATTTGGAGGGAGTAGTATTCGGCTACACCCTCCAAGACGGATTCAAGAATCACACCTTCCGGCCCATCGGGAATAGATTCTTTGACATACTCAATTCTGATCCCGTGCTTTTTGCAGGTGTGCTTGTTAAAAGCAATTTCTTCACGGTTACGGCCTATGCGGTCTACCTTCCATGTGATGATAACATCGAATTGCTTCTTTGCCGTGTCAGAAAGCATTTGTTGAAACGCTTCCCGGTTATCGTTGCGGCCTGTTTGTGCCCGGTCTGCGTATTCCTTGACAATCGTATATCCTTTTGCGGCAGCGTATTGATGTGCCGCCGCAAATTGCCCTTCTATGGATTGTTCCGTTTGATTGTGGCTGGAATAGCGGGCATAGACAACGGCTAAAATGGGATCACCCTTAGCTTTTTTAATGTCAGCGCTATAAGTAATGGCAGGCATTGCGGCCTCCTATTCAATGCGGATAATCGTCTTTGAGTTAAAATCAAAGTACACGGTATTATGCTGTTGTTGATTTTTTCCCAGTCTCTTTATCGGGCAATGCTGCTATTTCAAGAAAAGTGAATACCTTTTCCTGTAAGGCTTCATCTGCGTTTTCAAACATGCGGAGAAGCCTTTTTTGTTTTTCTGTTAGTTTTGGTGAATTCTTAGCGTAGTCGGTTTCATCGTCTGTCCGGCATAGAAGATAATCCGCTGATACCCCGAAAAAGTCTGCCATTGCAACAATGGTGTCTCCTTTTGGCACGTTCCCGCGTTTGCCCCAATAGGTAATTGTGGCATTGGCAACGCCAAATTTTTTAGCCGTTTCATGGGCCATCGGTTGTATGCCGCTTCTTTCACACAATGAGCAGTACCGTTCAAAGAATTCCATAGCAAAGCACCTCAACTAAATTTTTTCAATCAAAGCGCTTGACAAGCTAACAAATTTCAACTATACTATATCCAGCGGTTAAAATTTCTTAGCCGCACAAAAGGAAGCCCCGCGAAAAGAGTACCTCTTGCGAAGCGTTTTGATGTGGCAATCAAATTATACCGCAAGAGTTAAATATTTTCAACTGGCTTCCTAAGATTTTTTGAAAAAAGGAGGGTAGCGCGTTTGCTCGATAGTTGGATTGCTGATGTTGTGGGCCGTATGCGGATTGCTGAAATATCTAATAGTCAGCTTGCTAAAGAATGTGGATATGCTGCAACGTATCTTTCAACTGTTCTGCATGGCAAGAAGGGCAATGCGAAAACGCGAGATTGCGTTATGTCCGCATTGGAACGGCTGGAAAAGAAAAAGGCCACTGGATTGCCTGTTGACGAAAAGGAGGAATAACGGAATATGGCAACGATCAATCCGTCAAAAATCCCGGCTGTTGAATTACGTTGTTTGTGTGTCACGCTTGCGAATGCGGCAGAAGCATATTTCAGTGATCCCGAACATCAACGGCAGTTTGAAGAATGGCAGAAAGAACGATCTAAGGAGGAATTATGTTTGAAATCAAAGTGATTGTTGATTTGCCCGGTATCCCGGATGCGATTAACAATCTTGCAAACGCGCTCAGTGGAAACGGTAAGTGCATTTCCACTACCCCGGCCTTTGTTGAAGATACTGCTCAGGCCCCCGCCACTGTTGCAGATGTTGTACCGCTGGCGCAAGTGCCGCAGGAAGCTACACGGGCGATGGTTGATCCCGTTTCCCCGCCTGCCCCGGCTCCTGCTTCCGTCCCTGCCCCGGCCCCGGCTCCTGTAACACGGAATTACAATTTTGACGATATTAGCAATGCTGGCGCGGATTTGTGTGGACAGGGCGAAGAAATGACGCAGCGCCTTGTGAATCTGCTTACTACGAAATACGGCGTTGAAAGTATCGTTGATCTGCCGGAATCCCGGTATAACGAAATCGCCGCTGATTTGCAGGCGATGGGCGCGAAAATGGGGTGATGGTATGGCAAGCCCTACTACGCACTCTATGATCAGCCCGTCAGGGGCGCACAGGTGGATGCGCTGCACAGCTGCCCCGAAGTTTGAGCAGCAGTTTCCCGCGTCATCTTCTCCCTTTGCCGAAGAAGGGACAACGGCCCACGAAGTATGCGAACTATACGTGAATCATACTTTTTGTGGTATGTCCAAACGATCCTTTAATGCGGCGTTGAAGAAGGTGCAAGCCAAAGAATCTTATAATCCTGAAATGATGGAAACGGCGCAGTTTTACGTTAATTTCATTACGGAAAGAGCTAACCGCTTTAAGCGGGTGCATCTGATCCAAGCAGAAGTTAATGTTGATCTGTCCCGCTGGATACCGGAAGGTAAGGGCCAATGCGATAACACCATTATTGGCGATGATACCCTGCATATCACGGATTATAAGCACGGAAAAGGCGTACCTGTTTCGGCTGAGGACAATGAACAAATGCGCCTGTACGCGCTGGGCGTGCTTGATTCGCTGAGTAAGCCCGGAGGGTATTACAGCCAATTTCCCCCGGCAATCTATGGCCGGATTAAGCGTGTCACGATGGCGATTGTCCAGCCCCGTCTTAACAGTGTAAGCGAGGATGAAATCAGCGTAGATGATCTGCTGGCGTGGGGTGAAACCGCAAGAGAGAAAGCTGTTACCGCTTATGAGGGCATGGGTGAGTTTTGTCCCGGCGAAAAGCAATGTAAATTCTGCCGTGCAAAGTCTGTATGCAGAGCGCGGGCAATGGCTCAGATGGAGCTTGAAAGCGCGGCGGGAAGCGTTACGCCTAATAACGCTAACGGCATTACAGACCCGGACGCGCGGAAAGCGCTTGGTTTGCCTCCCGTTTTGACCGATGCTGAGGTTGGCGATTTGCTCAAACGCGGTGAAATGCTGGTAGAGTGGTACAACGATCTGAGGGATTACGCGCTTGAAGCCTTGCTGAATGGATCGGATATTCCCGGTTATAAAGCGGTTGAAGGACGCAGTGCCCGTGCCTTTGTGAATCAGGAAGCGGCTTTTGCGATTCTTGAAAGCGCCGGAATCCCGGAAGAACAGTTATACAAAACGGAGCCGCGCACTTTGGCCGAATTGGAAAAGGTTGTTGGCAAGAAGCGTTTTGCTGAATTGGTAGGTGCTCAGGTGGTCAAGCCGAGGGGTAAACCTACACTCGCGGATATGGCAGATAAGCGCGAACCGTACAATTCGGCAGCGTCAGAGTTTGGCGGGGTAAAGGACGATGGACAATGACGCTACGCTCTTATTCATCAATGGTGAAGATCGGTATGTAAAGAACGTAGACGAATTTGCACGTATTATAGGGGATTTGTTAGGCCGTGATGCTGCTGAATACATCAAGGAGCATTGCAGACAGGAAAACCCCGAAAACCCTTATGCTGAGTGTAACGGTGAGTGCGACAAGACCTATGAAATCCAGCAGAACTACGAAAACATTATGCGCGAGGTTCAAGATACGCTGGAAGGTTGGAATATTGCAAAGATGACCAAGGCACAAATTGAATCTGC